AGTTGCCCCATCGGTCAATGCAACAGGCGTTCCACGCTGTGCCTTCGTAAAGCTCTGAGTAACAGCAAGACCAGCAAGAGTCGTAGTCGAAGCAGGAATCGTGACCGTAACGTCAGCACCGGGATCAGCAACACTCAGCGTCAATTCATGAGCATCAGGCGTTGCACCTTCAAAGATCAGGCTGCCATTGAACGTAGCGTTGCCAACGAAGGTTGATGTGCTGTCGAACGTTGCAACACCCCCAACGTCTAACGTTCCAGGAACATCAACATTGTCGGTAAATTCAACATCTGTGCCATTAGCAGCTGTCTGCAGCAGTTGGCGAGCACTACCATTCGCAAGCTTATTAACTGCAATCTCTGCAGTTGCACTGATGTCCGCATTGGCAATCGTGCCATCAGCAATCATTCCACTTGAAATTGTTCCAATGTCACCCGTAGTTACAACGTTTCCCGTAACATCCGGGAATGTAATCGTGCGAGCTGCAGTTGGGTTTATAGCTGTAATCGTGGTTTCATATTCATCAACTGCAGAACCCTCAAACGCCAATACAGTGTTCTGGCCCAGTAACACCGTCCCAGTAAATGTGGGGCTGGCAGCACTAATCTTTTCGCTGTCAAGCTCTTGAATTGCAGCTTGGACATCAGTCGCTGAGATACTTCCAGCAGCCGTAAAACTAATATTAGAAGCAGTCTGTCCAGCAATTGCGTTTGAAACGTCAATTAGAACAAAGTCAGCACCTGCGCCTGTAGACAACAACATATCTGGCGGGGCCAGTGCAACTGAAGGCGCTGCGCCAGAACCCGTACCAGAAGTCGAAACAACGACGTAATAGTTTTGGTTTGTGACAGCTGGAGCAGGCAATGCCTGCCCACTCGTAAAACCAGCAGCACTACCCTCGCTTGTCACACTATCAAGCAAGTTCGCAGCGGCGTCATACGTTCCAGCAAGTACAAGGTTGCCGCTGATAATCGTGATTGGTAAGTATGAAGTACCCGTAAAAATGTAAAGGTCTTCATTAAGCTCGTCGAAGAAAAACTGACCCTTGAAATCACCATCAGGGAAAGTAACGACGTTGTCGGTTGAGCCAGCACCGCCGAACTTAGTAATTGAAGCGTCAGCCATTTTTTCGGCTGTGACTGAAGCCGTGCCCAAAAGTGCGCTGCCAATTGTTCCACTTGTAATATTTGAAGCCGAAATATTGGGAATGTCAGAAGCTGCAAGAACCGCACCACTTGAAATATGGCCTTGACCATCAACCGTTACTTTCGTGAAAGTGCCAGCCGTTGTGCTGTTGCTGTGATTAAGGTTGCCGCTACCGTCAACAGCCAAACCCGTTCCAGGGATAACAGCACCCTTTGCGCTGCTAGTTGCTGCAGGTAAGTCACTAGCCGTTAAAGCACGGCCGCCAGTTACTAAACCTTTGACGCTGTAAGTGACGACATGGTGCGTTGAGCTGGCCGTTACATCGTTATCAACCTCAATCGTGTTGGCGTCCATTCGGAGCCCTTCACCATTGACAACCACGCCACCTTTGGCGCTTGTCGTTGCGACAGGAATATCACTGCCATCAATTGTTCTGTAAACAACCGCACCGCCCTCGCCAGTGGGGCCAGCTAAAAACTTGTTTGCTGCATCAGTGTCATTCTGAGTTGCGGCAATAGCAACGCTTGAACCTGTGGTGGTGACAACAATGTCAACCAGACCAACCGTGCTGCCAGTCACAGCATCGATGGAGCCAGCAGCTTTTAGGCTCAGCCAAGCCGACCCGTTCCAGCAATACAGCCTGTTATCACCCGTATCTAATGCCAGTTGCCCCATAAACGCTCCAGAAGTTGGAAGCGTCGTGACTAGGTCAACCGTTGATTCGTCGGCAAGTTTGGCTGCTGTTACACCGTCGTTGGCAAGCTTGGCAGTCGTGATCGCTGAATCGGCAACAGCTGCTGTAGCAACGTCACCCGCGCCAAAAAGGATCTTCGCCCCAGGGATCGTGTCATCACTAATTAAGGTGACGCCATTTGCGACTAGGTCACCGACCGTTAGCTTTTTGGTCTCACTGGCGCTGCTATCGACAACAGCAACTAAATCACCAGCGGCTAGATCAGAGCCACCAAGAGCATTTAGCTCACTAATTTTTAAATCAGCCATGGACGGCTAGCTCCTGGTTAAAATTGCTGCTGCTGTAACGACAGTTTAGCGGTGCTGTCTTGCTCCAAGCGTATGTCACCAGAGTCCTCTTGCAAGAGAGCATCTGGCGCTTGGGTTGACATTCTTAAACGCAGCGGACCTGTTGTTATGAAATCAGCCGTAATTTGAACAGTGCTGTCAGGTGAAAACTGTATGGCGGCTGATGTAATAATTCCCACAACGCGCCACCAAATTTCATCCCCATCGCGAGCAGCGTTGTTGCCTGGGTTGTAGCCGTTCTTTTTGATATAAAAACGCCCAATAAAGTTACTGCCAACTTTTGTGCGGTGCGCTAGCTCGTACAAATACATTGGTACCTCTTTTTCCGTATCACCGGTATATTCCCAAAAAGCAGTAATACGGCCGGAGCCGGAAATTAAAGTATTGACTCTGGAACGAAACTCATCAGATAGCACCGTTGTGTCAACTGTTTCGCGCTCAGTATTAATTTCAAAGCTTTGTACCTGAGCTAAAAGACGCGGCGCAGCAGATTCAACAACAACCTTAATAGGTATTGAGTTGCCTGGAGTGGCAAGCGCAATCGCATTTGGTTTGCCGCCACTGACTGCATTGGCAAAACTGTCGTAAAGCCTGATCCCGTCTAGCTCGTCAACATGGACAAATCTTTTTATGCCTGCATCTGTATAGCTATTTACAAAATCAAGCGCACTGCCATCCGTACTTGTAATTTCGACTTGATCGCCTGAAACAAGTTGGCCGTGCTCAAAATCAAAGCTGAACCGTTTTTCAGTTGCGTTTACGTCAGAAACATTAATCGTTGACCGCAACTCGCCGCCATCGAAGACACGTCTTAATTCAACCTCGCCAAACGTGCCAAGATATACAGTCATTAGATATTCACGAATGTTGGGGCGCCACACCCTTGGAACGCAATGTCAGCCGCAAAAATTTCACCTACTGACATCGTTAGCGTCACATTCGTAATTATTACCCGCAACTCAATGTAAAGACCGTCTGCCGACCCATCATCAACCTTTAGTCGAAGACTAGATCGAACTTCGTTTGGTGTATTTTGATCGCCTTGCAATAGGCTTGCCCCCTGCCCAGGGCTTCCGTCTCTCGCTTTAATTACTTTGTTAATAAACGTACTAGCGTTGTTTAAATTTGATTCATCTCTGTAATAAAGGACACGACAGCTGCCACTGGTGTTGCGGCTATCAGGCTCGAAAAAATCATCGCTCTCGCTAAGAGTCCTTGTGTTCAGCACAGAAACAGTCGTGCTGACAGTCCAATTCTGAACTGAGGCAATGGTGTTGCCTTCAAGCAACAGACTTCCCTTTGTGCCGGTAAAAAAGGGCATCAGAGCACGCCAATCAGATTAACTGTAACAGTGCTAATCCCTGAACGCACCTGGACGACCTTCGGGGGGCCTTCGTACCTGTACTTATTCCCAAAAGTCTTTGCGTCAAGCTCATTTGTATTGCCCTCCCAGCCTTTTGCGTAACCACTAGGCATAAAGTCAAACGTGCCAAACGTCCCCTGTTCTTCTTCGTAGTGGTCTAGAAACAGCTCAGCACTATAGTCCGGGATGTTTGCGTAAGTCAGGGACAGCTTCATGTTGGTGCGGTTGCTGCCGTATAAAATCCTATGCTCAACGCCGTTTTGACTCTTAAAGACCTTGACGGGAAAGTCGCCAGCGTCAAACGTACGAGCGGTAGGGATTAAATCAGGGAAAGCCATTAGACATCCTCCACTTCTACAGAGTTGGGGTCTTTAACGAATTTGGCAATCTCACTAGCTCCATCGCTAGTGCAATTATGCTCAGAAGCCACAATATCCACTGTGCCCTCCTGCGAAAACGTTAACTGCTCAACAACATAAACGTTCTCGCTCTTGTTGCCGTCTTGGACAGTGAACACAGAATTGTGGAATCTGGTGTCAGCCACCCTCCCACCGCTAATTTCCATCCGTCCATCGTCTACGTCTTCTGAACCTACTTGGAAAAAGGTGACGCTATACATTCCATCAGAGAGGCTTTCGACACTTGTCACCGCCCCTGATGAACTGACCGTACCGTTATTTGCGCTTCTGTACGGAGAAGACTCAGTAATGACCTTGATGTATGAACCCGCTCTTAAATTTAAACCTTCTATCGTTGTTGAAAAACTAATTGTATGAGTGACAAACTTACGAAGACCTAAGAAGTATTGCGCGACCTTAACAGCGTGGCCCCTAGACGTGCAGAACTGTGTCAAATCAAAATTCTCTTCCGGCAGGTTTGCTGATGGGCTACCTTTTATTTTTACTTTCATAACTCTTTCTTCTGGGAGTTTATTGCGCGACTCAAACCGATACCGAACTGTGGCTGTAAAGTTTCTGCGCTCTTCGCTTCTTAAATATTCGAGCTTGTAGCTGTCTTCCAAGATGTTGCCTGACGTAAACAGCTGATCAATTGGTACTGGCCCGGTGTTGATGTGACCGCTTGCTTTGTTGTACGGAAGAGCTGGCAGCAGAGAAAATTTCCCATCCATCATCACAAAGTTGCACAAGAAATAAGGCGCAGTGTCTGTGATGTATTGACGAAGGTTTGTGCGTTCTGTAATCGCTCCATTAAAAAACAATTCTTGCTGGTGAATGAACCTAGCGGCCTCTCTGAAATCATCTACGTTCAGCAAGAACGCATTATCTGGGGTCATGCCCATAAGGTTGCCCGCTCCACCTTGCCTGTCAGTCAGCAGATAAAAAACAAGGTCGGTGAATAAGTGGCTTGGGCCAACCGACGCTTGGTAATACAAATCACCCGGTTCGTCATAAGGGTTGTTTGCAGAAGCAGTCGTATCAGGATGCAAACGTTTCACAGGTATTCCTTGCCCGATCCAGCAACGCAGCTGGTCCAAGCTTGTAAAGTTACGGCTAGCCTTGAGCGATAAACCGGCAATTGTTAAACCGTTATATTCTGGAACTTTGCTGTTAGGTAGAACTTCGTTGACGTAAACAATGCTGTGCTCAGGCTCTGATTCGTTTGATTTTTGCACCAAACCTCTATAGAAACTTAGATCTGCATACTGACTATGATTTTCAAATTCGGTATCTCCTGTTAATTCAGACGTACCAGGGGTAGTCACAAGATCAGCGACCCTGTATTGGAAACCTACTTGGTTATAAGTCCAGTAAAAAGCGTTATTGGCAGGAGAAATGGTCTCAGTGTGCGTGAAAGTTTCGTCCTTATCCCAGTCGCTTGTCGTGTAACCGTCATTAATAACTTCAACAGGGCCGGAAAAATTCCACTTCTTTGTCAGGCCAGTAAAGTGACCCGCAGGTAAACTCATCACCTCAACATTAAGTCTGATTTTTATTCTTTTACTTCCTTCTTGAATGCTTTTAATTGCGCTGCTTTTTGTTCCAAGTGCAAGATTTTCTGCATCGCCAAAGATGTCATAGAAATAGCCACCCATGCGCCCTTCAGGCACGCTTGTGGTGTTAATGTCCGTAATCCTGTAATAAAATCCGGACCACCGAATTGCTTGTCCAGAAGGATGATTGTCTCTGAAATTATTGCTGCTTGGATAAGGAGAATTGGAATAGCCTGGTTGCTCTGTGCCTTCTGTTGAACCCTCCCCACGCCTGATAAGAATAATATCGTTTGTATTAAACCCTGGAGAGCTGCCAATTACTTGAGCACTAAGTATGTCCCAAACATAAACTTGGCCTTGACCAACTCTTGCATAGTGATCAGCTACCAATTCTCGCTTTTGGACAGTCCATTGGACCC